CAGGTTATGATGAGCAGACTACTTATAGTGGCACACTGACAACAAGAATCTCAGAGGAGATTCGTAAAATGCACGAAACAGGTTCGTTCTCAATGGGGTCAAGTGATAAAGAGGGTCATACAACAATCCGTAGGGAGTATGTTAATTTCTATCACTTCTTGAAGGGTGGTAATGATTCATTGAATAATATTCGTCGTGAAACAATGTTTATTAATATTCTTGAAGGATTACATCCATTAGAGGCAGAGATTATAGTTTTAGTCAAAGATAAAAAACTAGAGTCTAAGTATAAAATCACAAAGGAAATAGTATCAGAAGCATATCCAGATATTCAATGGGGTGGTAGATCATGACTAAACCACTAGGTCAAAATATTAAAACAAAAACAGAAAAGAAAGAATTAATCTGGACAAGTCAAGAAAAAGAGAATCATAAAAGTGAATATGGTTGTGAGATTCTTGTGGAAAATGGAACACTTGAACAAGTTTCAACAACAAATGCGCCTACAGATGCGTGTATTGTAACTTATGAGTACAATGATAAGGTCTGTCGTGATCTTACAAGAGGTGCAAGAGTTAAACTGTTTGATATGTACTATGATAAGTTTAAATCTGGTTTGAAAATCATTGACTATGGTAAGGGAACTATTAAACCAGCGATATGGGGATACAATGATCCAAAACCTAAAACCAAAAAGCGAAAGTGATTTCAAAAATAGGGCAAAAAAAATTCCCCAAAATTTTTCGTCTGTAGGGTTTTCTGTAACAAAAAATACAATACTACTTGCATATATAGTATGAATGTGTTAATATAAACACATCGTTCATCTTATGGGCTTTCTTCTTTACCTATCAATGCTTGCTAGTCACGATCCAGTTCATTGGACTATTAGATGTGATGGGTGGAGAGATTTGACTTCTGAAGTTCAACAAGACGAATATCTTGATGAACAAACTAAGTCAGATTTGATAGAATACTTTAAAACTAAAGTAGAGGAAGAATGCGACTTTAAACCATAAGACGCAAGTAAGCCGACTCGGAACGGGTTCGTTCATCCTCGCAAGAGGACGCAAAAGCCGACTGAAGGAACGGGAACACGGATCACTCGAAAGAGTTAAAGGTGCAAAGTCCAATTACTTTAGGAGAAACCAAATGGCAAAAGTCACATACAGAGGGGTTCAGTACGATACTGAAACTCGTGTACAACAACAGCAACAGCAACAGCCTCAACAAAAACAACTTGTTTACAGAGGTATTGAAGTTAAAGGAGGCAAGTGATGTTGGTAACTGCAGAAATTCTCGTGGCAAGCGTAGCATTTCTAGCATTAATCTACGTTGAAGCCAGACTCTTGTACAGTTATAAATAATTGTTACAGGAGGTAAAGACAAATGTTACACTTATTAGGTAAAGGAATACAACCAGAATGGAACGAAGAGAAGCACGACATAACTGAGGTCTTTGCTTTTCTGTGCTATCGGGGAATTCACTACGCAAAATGGGTGAACATAGATATTTTCCATGACACCAAATGGGAAATACATAATCCAAGAGGAGAGGGTTGACCTTTCCTCTTTTTTTGTGTACAATATGTAAAAGTAATAAATTATGGATCGTAGTAAATTAAAAGACATTATCCGTACTCTTGAAATTACACTTGACACATTAAAGGCAGAAGTGTATTCTGATGTAGATTCATACAAAAGTGAGAAAGAATATTCCTCTAGACCACTTGACTATGATGAGTTATATGATGATGGTTCAGATTAATGAGTAGACAAAAATCACTTATAAAATTACTGAAAAGATTAATCAAACAAGATTATCTATATACAGATGAAAAATTAAGAGAGATGAAACAAACTCTTCGACTTGCAGAAGAAGAAATGGCAAAAATCGAAGCAAAATCATCAAAAGGATTCAAATGAACGTAGAATTAATAAGTATCACACCTGATGCAGAGAAAACAATGGCACATATCGCCAGAGTATCAAATCCAAGCAATCAGGATAACCCTAATTATGCAGGATTATTAAGATATTGTATCAAGCATAATCACTGGTCTGTCTTTGAACAATCATCAATGACACTTGAAATAGAAACCACTCGTGCAATTGCAGCACAGATATTGAGACATCGTAGTTTTACATTTCAAGAGTTTTCTCAAAGATATGCACAGAGTAATGAACTTGGTAAAATCGAATTGCCAGATTTAAGAAAACAAGATTTAAAGAATCGTCAGAACTCAACTGATGATTTAGACCCATTTGTGAGACAAAAATTAGAGGCACAGATGATTACTCTATTCAGTTCTGCACAAGCATTATATAATCAGATGATTGAAGAAGGAGTTGCAAAAGAATGTGCTAGAATGGTTCTACCATTATGCACTCCTACAAGAATATACATGACAGGTTCTTGTCGTTCTTGGATTCATTATATTGAATTACGTTCTGCACATGGAACACAGAAAGAACACATGGACATTGCAGAAGCATGTCGTAAAGTATTCACCGAACAATTTCCTTCGGTCTCAGAAGCCCTTGAATGGGTCTAAATAACTATACATTAACCAAATATTATGCCTGTATATCCTGTTAAAAATTCCAAAACTGGTGAGCAAAAAGAATTAATGATGTCAATAAGTGAATATGACACTTGGAGAAAAGATAATCCTGATTGGGATAAAGACTGGTCAAAAGGTGTCGCAGGTGTTGGAGAAGTTGGAGAGTGGAAAGATAAACTTGTAAGAAGAAAACCAGGTTGGAATGAAGTTTTAGAAAAAGTTCAATCAATGCCTGGTGCTCATAAACAAAAAATTGGTTAATGGGAAGAAAAAGAAGTAACGGAGATCAACCTATCGGAGTTGGGTTGACAGCAAAGCAAATGCGTAGAAAAAAACCTATCAATTCAGATTATTTGGTTGGTATCGAACCAATAACTGAAAATCAAAAAATATTATTTAACTCATATGCTGAGAGTAAAAATATTATTGCTTATGGTGCAGCTGGCACAGGTAAAACTTTTGTAACCTTGTTTAATGCTTTAAAAGATGTATTAGATGAAAGCACACCTTACGAAAAAATCTATATTGTTCGTTCATTAGTTGCAACTCGTGAGATTGGTTTCTTGCCAGGTGATCATGAAGATAAGTCTGACATATACCAAGTACCATATAAAAATATGGTAAAATATATGTTTCAGATGTCATCTGATGCAGACTTTGAGATGCTTTATGGTAATCTGAAAGCACAAGAAACAATCAAGTTTTGGAGTACCTCATTTTTAAGAGGAACAACACTTGATCGTTCAATTGTTATCGTTGATGAATTTCAAAACTTGAATTTTCATGAATTAGATAGTATAATGACAAGAGTTGGTGAAGATAGTAAAATCTTTTTCTGTGGTGATGCATCTCAGACAGATTTACAGAAGACTAACGAAAAAAACGGTATTGTTGACTTTATGAAAATAATTCGTTCCATGCCATCATTTGATGTAATTGAATTTGGTATTGATGATATTGTTCGTTCTGGAATAGTTAAAGAATATCTGATTGCAAAGTTAGAAATGGGTATGTAATGTTTGAACATGTTGATTTGAATCTACCTCCTATCAAACGGGAGACTATAGATGGAGTTCGTTATTATTCTGTACCTGATGAAGATGAATTAATTAAATTAGTTTCGATTACATCAATCACAAGTCATTATAATAAACAAATCTTTCTTGATTGGAGAAAGAGAGTTGGTAATGAGGAGGCAGATCGTATTACAAAAGCTGCTACGACTCGTGGAACAGATATGCATACTCTTACAGAGTATTATCTGAAAAACGAGGAACTGCCCAAAGTTCCTCCTATATCTGACTTCTTGTTTAAAATATCGAAAGGTAAATTGAATAAGATTTCTAAAATAAGGACTCTGGAAGGTGCGCTATATAGTAAGCAGTTAGGAATTGCAGGAACAGTTGATTGTATTGCAGAGTATAACAACGAGTTAGCGATAATAGATTTTAAGACATCTAAAAAACCTAAACCACGAGAGTGGATTGAACACTATTTTGTTCAAGCAATGGCATACGGTTGTATGTTGTATGAGATGAAGGGTATATCTGTTAAAAAATTAGTCATCATTATGGCATGTGAAAATGGAGAGTGCGTTGTCTATGAAGAATACGACAAATCAAAATACATCAAGCTCCTTGGAGAATACATTAGAAAGTTTATTGGAGATAAACTGGAACTCTATGGAACCGAATAAAGAGTTAGAAAAAGCTATTGCGAATAAGTTTGTTACTCCTCAGAAGTTTGCGATGGACATTGAAAAGATTGTGGTTGATGAAGACCTCAATTATATTGATGCGATCATACACTATTGCGAAATAAACAATATTGAGGTAGA